AAGACTGGCTTCAAAGGGGGAGGAAAGGCACTCCTGTAGAAGGAGAGTATCGCGAGCTTGTGCTGCAATTCCCGGAGATTAACGAGTATGATCAAGCTCGCTATGACGAGCTTCTGTCGTTTAAAGCTCATTATAGCAATCTTCTGCCGTTTGAATCTCTTCATAGCGAGCTTCAAACGGAGCGTGACGAGCTTCAAACCGACCTCCCTAACGTGCCGGCGTATGATACGGCAGAATTGTCGGACCTTATGTCCGGCAATCCTAGAGTCTGGAACAGACTTGAAGCAGAATTTAGCCAGTTAATCTGGGAGCGGAAAAGGTATGACGACGCTAACTACACAGGCGGCCACTGGGGAGATCTCCCAAATGTTTTTGGCAGCGCACTCCTGAATACGTACATAGATACCAAGGGCAACAGGTTCCTGCATATCGAGGAATTTCAGGCGGGTGACTTGCATATTAAGGCCCGAAAACTCCGGTCAGCCGAAATTGACAATGTAACTCGTGAACGGTTCATCAAGAATTTGAAACCGGAGGAACGAGAGATGATCCGAGATGATGTTGCAATACCATGGACGAATACTTCGCAGCGGGTGTGGGAAGAAATTAATAGGACCAACCTCCCTAACGTGCCGGCGTATGATTCGGTACGTGATGCATGGGATGCCGCGGCGGAAGAAGCGACGGGATTAGTTCCTGGCCATTTTGGGTATCGCACGGGTCAAGATGTACACCGCGACGTGACCGAAGCTGAACTGAAACGCTGGGTTCCAGGGAGATTTCTACACTCCAAAAATACATGGCCCAAAAAGGTTCTTGGGCGCGTCTTACGGATGGCGGCAGAGGACCCAGAAATCGACGGTGTGACGGTGGCCTCTGGGGATGTAATCGCGGAGAGATGGATGCAGCAGGGAAAACAAGGGGAAGGTAAGAGGACCATTTACGATACGATGGCTCCACATTTTTTCAACGAGATTGGGAAGAAGACTGGTTCTCAGGTTGAAGACATATCCTTCCCCTCAACAGATCAGTCTGAACACAGCGAGAAGGGTCTGAGACTTACGGAAGAAATGAGGAGGCGTTTACTTAGTAAAAGTATCCCAGACTTTGCTCGGGGAGGCTTAGTAGACATGGAAGATGAAGATTATTATCGCGAGCATATGTATGACCCAGGTTTTGATTCCAGAGAAGGTACTCCAGGTTCTGGATCGCAAGACGATGACGATGGATCTACACAAGCACTAGAGCCAAGGACTGCCTGGAACAGGCTTGGATATGACCCCTTGTCCCATGTTGTTGCACCTGAACCAGTTGCACCTGAACCAGTTGCACCTGAACCAATTGTGAAGGGTCCTTTTAGCCCGGACGGATGGTTACGGAATACATTCGCAGGGGTAGGTAGGGGCATCGCATCCTTGGGGCGCGGTGCTCGGGATAAGGTACGGGAGTATGCCAATATTCCTAACTTGCTAGGAGCAGCGGCATCATTTGCAACAGGCCACCCTCTTATCGGTCTTGGTATAAGGGGTATCGGAAAAGGTATAGCGCAAAGACTAGAGGATAGAAAATATTACCCAGGAGGAAGAGAACTACACGAAGATTATTGGCGTGACGTGGATAGCCCAAGAGAGAAGATAATTGATTTCCGCCCACCAGGTTGGCCTGAAGACGACCAGCAAGAAGAGTACTTCCGTCCGTGGTGGATGACTACAATAAATCCTCTGACTGGCCGGTACTACGAGAGTGACCCTCAACTTAGCCAAGGTATTCCAAGAGAGGAGCCTAATCCAAAAAGAACAGCATATGACCAGTGGGAAAACATTTCTGATAAAGCCTCTTCTGAAGCCCAAAGATTAAAAGACATATGGTATGGGCCACGCCGCTGGACAGACGCCGACCTTGACAAACGTTTTTTCAACCAAGGCGGCTTAGTAGACAAACCGTTGCCGGCTGAAAACTTAGATAGCTATCCAAAGTCTTCTACTTGGATTGGCAATGAAGGCATTGCTGCTTATTTACCTGGGGGTGTTCTCCCGGTCTTCATGGAGGGGGTACTCCGTGCTAAGTCTGGTCGATCACGTTCAGAAACTACGACTCCCCTTGGCATAGGAGGACAGTGGAAGGTTCTTCAAGGAATGTTTGGGAAGGACGCTCCTTCTGCCAGAGTTGGCTGGAATGCACCAAATAGTCTCTCTGCTGGAATTAACATCCCTGTCAGGGGAGGAAACATAGATATCCACGGAGAAAGGCGCCCTAACGAAGGCTACTTTGGAGTACGCGGGAGATTCGACTTCTAAGCTACTTGGCCGATCCCCAATTGTCTCCCAGCCCTACGTCTATCTTGGACGGTATCTTCATATCAGGGACGCAGTTCTCCATCAGATCCTTGACCTCGGTCACCTGATCATCACTCTCTATCGAGAAGCACAGTTCGTCATGAACAGTGAGCATGGGCCAATGACCATGGTCGATGCAGTCTTGCATTGCCTTCTTGGTCTGATCCGCCGCGGAAGCTTGGATTAACCGGTTCAAGGCCTTATACACAAACGCAACTTTGTAATTGGCCGGATTACTGCGGGACCAATTCTGGGCTCTCTCTTCCACGGGGATGCTCAATATCTCTTGCCACCGTTCCTCAAGCTTCTCCGCATGAATAAGCGCAAGCACAGGATCCCCAGCGTTGTTAGCCTTGGGCTTCCCATAAAAGCCTTTTGGCTCTCTCATAGGAAAACGGCATTTGCGTCCCAGAAGGGTCCTAATTTCGCATCTTTTTAATGCTGCATCCATAACAGAGGATGCTAACGCCCGAATAAAGGGAACCTTCTCATCGTATTCCCGCCTTATTTCTTTTGCTTCCTCAAACGGAATGTCCCCCAAGGTCTGTGCCAGTTTGCCAATACCCATTCCATACATCGTTCCCAAGTTAATAATCTTGGCCTGGTATCGGCCTACCCCAGCTATGTCGGCCATGATCTGGTGGAAGTCCACGTCAGACTCTTGGTATTGCTTTACGATCTCTTTTACCTTTTCGCTTTCCCTCGTTGACGGGGCTATAGAGGCGTAGTGCATCAACCATCTGGGTTCCTGCGAGCTGTAATCGAAGCTTCCCCATCGGCATCCCTCTTCCGGCAGAAAGAGACCCCGGATCAGACCCTTGATTTCTGGATGCCTTGAAGGGACCTGCTGTAAATTAGGATGGCTTGAAGAAAATCGCCCAGATACCGTACCGCCTTCATCGGAGCGCAACTGGTTAAACTGGCAATGGATACGTCCCTTGTACTGGTGGGTAAGGATTGTGTCCACGAAGGTGGTATTGGCCTTGTTGTATTCCCTGACTTCCAGAATCTTTTTGGCCACCGGGTGTTCATGGGTCTTTAGGAAGTGCTTTGTGAAACTGGGAGCGCCTGACTTCTTCGTTTTCTGGTATGAAAGTCCAAGGTTATCGAAGGCCTTCGCCAGACTTTTAGCGTTCCAGGGTTCTATATGGACTCCTGTATCGTCATGAAGATCCTTCAGAACCTCCTTCTCTCGTGATCGGAGATACGCCTTGGTTTTCTCCGCCTTGTCCAAGTCTACTTTGACGCCCCGTTTCCTCATCTCGAATACAAGAGGAAGCAACGACAGTTCCATCTCCAGTATCTTCTCGCAATCGTCCTTCATCAGCTTCCCGTGAAGAACCTTCCAGAGCTTTAATGTCAGGGTCGCATCCCCCTCGGCATAAAAAGCCACTCTCTCGGCGGGGAGTTTCCACATCTCTGCCTTGGCATTTACGCCATGCTGTGCTGCGGCCCGTTTCAGATCTTCTTCTTTTTTCTTTTCGCCCAGATACGTCGAAGCCAAGGCGTTGAGCGAATAACTGAATCGGTTCTCATCCAGAAGAGGCGCGGCGACCATGGTGTCAAGAATGGTCCCCTTTACCTCGATTCCTTCTGATAATAGCCACCCTAAATCGTATTGTGCATTATGGAACACCACAGACATGCCGTGGTTAAGTTGGTCTTGGAGCCAAGTCAGGACAACACTCTTCGCCATGTTGCCGCCACCTTCATGGGCAACAGGAAGATAGGCGCTCCAATCAGGGGCAGCGACAGCTACCCCAATAAGATTTCCATCCTTCCGCGCCCAGCCTGGCCCCAAGTCTCGTAAGTGAGGATCCCTGGTCTCTACATCTACTGCAATAATCTTCTCGCCTGATAGATCCGGCAAATGATCTGGTGGCGACCAGACCTTTTCGTCAAATAAATCCTCACGCATTTTGCTGAGACAATGCTGCCCACAGTGCAGTATACGCTGAAGCATCTACTCCATCGTCTAGATTAGAACTACCAATTTCATCCCGTGCAACTTTCAGAAGAACCATGCAGAATGCAACATTCTCGGCGGTTACTCGTGTCCCCAAGTAAGTGCCCCAAAGTGCCGCAACTCTTCTATGTTGTTGAACATAATCCCCGTGCTGGAGCGCCCTCTGCTCCGAAACAAGGGAAGCCGCTCGCGCTAAAATTTCCTCTGGTTTCATATGCCGTAATACCTATTAGTTTGAGGATAAAGAATATGAAGAGCCTTCTTTGCTCTGGTGACAGCCACATAAAACACCCTGTGTTCCGTCGAGGGGTTTCTGCTGTATTCCCGATGAGCGGCATAGGAGAGATCAGGAATAACAATTATGTTGTCACATTCCCCGCCCTTCATGGAATGTATAGTGCTGATTTTGATACGAGGGTTCCTTACGTTATCCCCTCTTTTCAAGGCGTTAAGAATATAGTTTTTCGTCTTTAGGTCAATCTTCCCCAACGCCCTGTGCCATCTGATAGATTCATCCTGGCGCAGTCCCAAATGATCCTTGGCGTATTGCATTGTGTAGGATTCTTCCTCGACCATGTTCAGAAGATTCTTTGACCTTGGACCAAAGCCCTTAACGAACCCTTCCCCAACCTTCATGAAGGTGTAGATGTTCCTGATCTTTGTGGGAACTAGGGGATCTCCCTTGCACCAAGATTCCCAGTCCATAATAGCTTCGTATGTTTTCAGATGGATGCTGGGGCGCCCGTTCCGACTGTAGACCCACCCATCATCACGCAGCTCCGAGGCATAGTAGGATGCAATCCTGTTGGTTCGAGCCATCAGACACCACTCCCCTTCCTGAAGTGGAATCTCCCAGAGGTTCTGGTGATAACGCACATCCCCCTCGTGTTCCTGGGGAGACCAGTCTTTGGGCACCCGGTTGTCGATCCGATTGACAATGGACTGCGCCTGCTTCCACACGGACCTTGGTACGCGATAGGACTGATTAAGGACGGTTTTCTTTTCTGTTGCGTTCAGGAAAGCCTGAACATCAGCTCCTTGAAAGTTCATGATGGCCTGATCGTCATCACCTGTGAAAACCTGTATGCGAGGATTCTTCCGTAATACATCGACCATGGACCATTGAAGGGTTGAAAGATCTTGAGCCTCATCCACAAACAAGGCTTCGATGTCAGGGCAGACATCCGATAAGATAAAATTCTCAATCATGTCCGTAAAATCAATCTTCTTATATACGTGTTTGTAATGTTCGTAAGCCTTCACCAATCGGCTTAGTTCCGCGAAGTCAATCTTGTAGTCTCCCTGCAACCGATACATCTCCTCCAAAGGAATCTTCTTGCTCCGAGACAAATGGTAGAAGTTCATGTAACTGTCGCCCTTGGAGATGCCGAAGTTATCGAAATCTGTCTCGACATTCGAGTTCTTGGCTTCAAAGATAATCCCCGTAGCATCTCCTACGATCTTTAAATCCTTTGCCCCCATAACGTCACCTGGACTGTAGCCCCCAGCCCTGTAAGCCATGGAATGAAGCGTCTGAAAGAAAGGCAAATCCTTTTCAACGATACCCCAATCTCTTTCCACCCGCTCCCGGCTTTCTCTCGCGGCCTTCCGAGTAAAGGAAACACAGGCGATC